CATTGTAAATGTCTGGTGGTATCGTTCAGCTTGTTGCGACTGGTGCTCAGGACGCGTGGCTGACCGGTAAGCCAGAGGTGTCTTTCTACCGTTCAAGCTACAAGCGCTACACCCACTATGCCATGTCCCCCGAGCGTCAGCTGATCCAGGGTACTCCATCGGCTGGCAACATCTCAACGATCCGTTTCGAGAAGAAGGGTGACCTCATCAACTACATCTATCTGATCGCCAAGGATTCCACAGGTGCCCTGATCCCATCTATCGATTGGCTCAAAGTGATTGACAAGATTGACCTGCTGATCGGTGGTCAGATCGTGGACACACATGGCATCGGGTGGATGTCGAACGTCGAGGCGGTCACTGGTGCTCAGAACTTCTCCCAGCGCTACCTCAACAATAACAGCAGCGGTCCTACAAACAGCGCCAACGGTTTCCTGCCACTGAAGTTTTTCTTCTGCAAGGACTGGAACGTGTCCCTGCCCCTGGTGGCTCTCCAGTACCACGATGTCGAGCTTCGCATCACGTGGAGTGCATCTCTGGGGTCTACTCTGACACTGCCGGGTCTGCCAGCAACCGCTGCATACTCTACATTCCAGTACGAGGCGTGGACCAATTTCGTCTACCTGGATCAGTCTGAGCGTGAGTACTTTGCCAACACACCAATGGACCTGCTGATCACCCAGCTGACCCGCATCCCAATCTCCACGACGAACATGCAGGAGCTTGCGCTGGCTCACCCCATCAAGTTCATAGCATTCTCAGCCAACAACTATACAACTTCCTACAATTCTGGTGCTATCCCAGCCATCAACTACCAGTTCAAGACGCAGATTAACGGCGTGGATGTCGGTGACTCACGCTCCATGTTCCAGTGGATCGATGTGCCCCATTACTACCACACACCCTTCGGTTACAACCATAACAACTCAACGGCGAACGTCGCTGTGATCCCATACTGCCTGGACACGTCAAAGCTTCAGCCAACAGGCACGCTGAACTTTTCACGCATCGATACCTACCGTATCGTGGCACCAGTCGGCACCTCATTGAGCACGCTGGCTGGCGGCGATAATCGTTATTTCTACGCAATGAACTACAATGTCCTGCGCATCAAAGACGGCATGGGCGGCTTGCTTTACAGCAACTGACCAATTTTAAACCAATTTGGAATTGAGTCTATTATAAAGAAACTAAAAATAAAACATATGACCATATTATATGTCAATCGGCAAAACAAAAACTTCCGGGGGTTTTAAATGAAAGTACAGCAACTGATCACTTCTTTTTTGGAGGCTTGGCAAACTCGTGTGCCACGAAAAAAATAACAGCTGCGATGAATGCAGTGGCGAGCATGCCTGTCGCTGACAATTCACCCGTGCTGCTCATAAATTTAGGAATCAAATCCGCCAATTTGTTCTGAACTGGCTTTGAGAACGCGACGACTGCAGCAATGCCTGCAAGTGCCGCACTCAATTGCTCATCAGTCAGACCAAATGGGTTCTTTGAAGAGGGGGAAGCTGGACCTGATGTGGCATTATCCAGGCTCAGTGCTACAACCTTGTTGTTCTGTGGATTTTTGTATGGTCCACCACCCATAGACGCCGATGGTGATGCCCCCATGTCAAAATCTGCACTCGGTACAACGTCAGATATTGCAGTCGAGAAATCCATTTCTATTTGAGGAGGTTTTATTTCCGGTTTAAATAACTCGGGTGCATCAACCGAACGTGATTGATACACTGGCTGAAGTTCTGGAGGCGGACCAAACGACCCCTGATCCTGTTGATCCTGCTGCTGCCGAGGCTCAGTATCCTCAACCTGAGGAATGTACTGGAGTATTTCACTCGACCCATCAAAATCAAGATTCTCGATAATCATCTCTAAAATATGAACGGAATTCTTTTACGAAATGGAAACGCAGTTTTTTCCATGCGCCACGGTTGACCAAATATATAATGCCACAAGTACTCGAAAACGAACATGAGCTCGTGGTGTGTATCGGGGTGAACGAGCGCTTCATACCACGTTTGCCAAGCTTCAAGTGGGTATTTTGTAATTTCATCTCTTGATACGATAAATTGAGCACATGCATCCGTGAATAATATTTTGTCTGGATACTTTTTCATGTATGGTTCAAAGAGATACCAGTACTTGGCAATCTGTAAATAATAATCCGATTGTACACACGAAGGAGACGGTTCTCCTAACCACATTCCATTCAGAGTTACAAAACCTGAACGTTGAGCCTGTTCAATCAGAGTTAACATGTGCTCCTTGTGTTTTTGGTGATGAGATGTCTCGTGACCATGAATGAATGCTACGTAATCCGGTAGGTTACCCCAATTATCGATTATGTAACGTATATATGATGATGCTTCATTCCCTCTATTTGGAATAATAGTAGTGGGTTCAATAGCCGGTGATTCCGATCCTTCATGATCAATCAAAACAACTGGATATTTTGATTTTTTAAGCCAGGTCAGATCCTCTCTGAAATGACTCGTCACAATCACAAGGTTAGGCTCTTTATGTGTAATCCACACGAGTACAAGAAACACTACTATAATCAACAGCACGGTGAGCTTCATCTATTTTTAAATGATTTAATAATTTCTTTGTCGCTACGCGACGGACAAGTCGCACGGCGACGGACAAGTCGCACGGCGACGGACAAGTCGCACGGCGACGGACAAGTCGCACGGCGACTTGGACTTTAGACCTTTTTAATAGTGATTCCTGGACGCCGAGCATTACCCACTGGTGTTCCAGCTGTATTCAGAGGTGCTGCAACATGACGTGGATTGTAATTCTTCTGATGGTATTGCCACATGGCATCTGACCCTATCCGAAACCCCTTGCGGATTGGCGCCTTGTAATAATAGACACAATCCTCAATCCGGTTGGATTTACTCGTGTTGTCGAGCACGAGACACTCATAGTTTTCAGTACACGAATTCATCACCTGGCAAAACATATCAAATGTGGGAAAGACGCCAAAGAACGCCTTGTACAAACGCTCACGATTCTGAATCACATTCTCACGAAGCACAAACACATAGTCGACATTGGCACGCAAGTCAGGACTCAGGTCCATACAGTACTGCATTGTCAGCAAAAAGAATATCTTCCAGTGGCGACCGTTCATGAAACATTGTCGAATACACGTGTCTTTCATGAACGACTTGTCGTACATGCAATCATCCAGCAACAGGAATGCACTCGACTTGCCACCTGCTGAAATAATTCGACGCTGGCGCTCGAGCACCTTTTCAATAGCTTCACGTTTATAGTCTCCGTAGATGAACAAGTCTGGGATGAATTGCTTGTAGTAATGATTACCATCCTCCGTCCCTGACATGACAATACCAACAGGCAAGTGCCGCTTGTGATACATGATGTCAGTGACCAGCGTGGACTTGCCAGTCCCACGCTTGCCGATGAACACACACACCTTGTCGTCCCCGATTTTACTCGGGTCAAACTTTTTGAGCTGCAGATTGGTCATTTCCTAATGATGTACTGGGTTTTTTGCGCACGTGAAAGACGCAGTTTTTTTCATACATACCAATAGATGTCAGCGTCACAAATTTTGCTGGCTGCACACGGACAAGATGATCGCTGGCTGACCGAAAGCCCAACCAGAACATTCTTTGAAGCAAACTATAAACAACGTGTGAACCGACTCTGTGAGACACTCGAAATCCCTTTTGATAGCCAGGGGACAACATTTGGGACGACTGGGCAGTGTACAATTCCAGCCAAGGGGGATTACCTCACGCATATGACACTTCGAGCAGTTTTACCACCTATTTATCCTGTACAATCTGGTGCATACGTGTACCCGACACCATCGTCGCAGGTTGGCGCAGGTGTCTATGTCAATATGGAATTGACGCAAATAAATGCAAATGGGACGACACTCACAGCAAACACGTCTGGAAATCATTACTTTTCAGTCGGCGCTTCAGTCACTCTATCAGGTACGAGATACTCTACTTTCGACCTTGACGGAACATATACAATTCAAACTATTCCAACATCCAATTCATTCACATGTCTGACAACCATCGCAGGCATTTCACAAAAAAAAGGGACAGCGTCTGTTCTTGGTCTTATTCCATCGGACGTCGTGGGATACTTTTCAACGTCCAACTTTGATTTATGGGCGTACAACCTGACAAACAAATCATGGGGTGTGACGAATGCAGTGTTCAATGGACTTGGGACTCAACTTACTGTAACGACTTCTTTGTCATCCAAATTTTCAATTGGTCTGGATGTGCATGTCGTCATTGAGTCTCTCAGCATTGACGGAATATATACAGTCATTCAGTCAACGAATACTACATTTACGATTGGTTCTGTTAGTCCTTATAGGAGTGTAGCGGTTGGACTCAATGTAACCATGGTTTCGAGCGACGGAAAAACATGGTCTCCGCCGAATGTGGTGAATGGTGAATGGTACAGTGTTGGATTTGGAAACGGGACATTTGTACTAGCCGGTATTAGGCAAATTAAATATTCAATTGATGGTCAAAACTTTTACACAACAGTCCCATTTTTTGACTCAGCTGGTTACAGCGTTGCATATGGTAATGGGACCTTTATATGTATTGCTGATACTCCTGCTGCATCAAATGATAATGGAAAAACATGGAGTTTACCAGCCTATATATTCGGAGAATGGTATGGTATTGCATATGGTAATGGGACATTTGTAGCAGTTGGGTATGACCATACCATGTACTCGATAGACGATGGACAAACATGGTCGTATCCACCATTGTATACACCTGGGTTGTGGAAAAGTGTCGCGTACGGAAACGGAACATTTGTAGCAGTTGGTGGTTTTGGTCAAACCATATATTCTACGAATAACGGAGCCTCGTGGTCTACACCATTGTCTAAACCCGGGTATTGGACAGGTGTTGCATATAATGGAACTAATACATTTGTAGCAGTTGGATCTGATCAAACCATGTATTCTACGAATAACGGAGCCTCGTGGTCTACGCCATCGTATACACCCGGTGATTGGAAAAGTGTTGGATCTGGTAATTATGTATATACACAAAATCAGGCTGATCTAGTCTATCTCACAACACCTGCACTCA